ATACCAAAATCCCACATAATGTTTTGTATAACATTTGTTAGTGACCCTGTGCTACCTTCACCAGCACCAATAATGCCAATTTTAGAACTTTCTATTACTGTGACTGTATGTTCTGGGCGTATTTGTGTTATCATTAACGCCGCTAGCCAACCTGCTGTACCGCCACCTACAACGACTATCTTCATACTAAGGTTCCTCTGTCGCCTCTTGCTTGTGCTAGTTGAAGCCAATCTAATCCCAAGTTTGTTGACTGTATAGCATCAACATGTTTGATACTTGTTAACATTCTAATTTCTTCAGCTAAAGCAAAATCATGCATTAAAAACTCTATTTCCTGTGGCGGCAAATAATTTAAATCAACTTCTACAGGATAGCCCATTTGAATTAACCAAAGATGCCAATTAGGTGGATGGAATAATGTTCTTGATTGTACAGGAGTATAAAATTTACGTTCTGGATCTTTTAACCAATCTTCATACCACAAATGTTTTTCTGATTTAACATGTGTTTCTTTAACAAAATTCCAAAAAGGTGTATCCCATTCTGTGTCAGCATAGTGGCTGTTTACAAAATCTACAGCATCGTTATACCAAAATTCCATTTCACGATTGTAAGTTTCTACATTAGCATCAGTGTAAGCATACTGTGGAATCATGTCCATTAGTTTTTCTACACCGGTAGTCATACTAGCAAGTCCAGTTGATTCTAACGGTTCAATAAATCCGCCACTAAGTCCTATACTTACAACATTACCTTCCCAAAAGTTTTTACTATAATAAGGAACCCAATCTATTAATTTTAAATCTTCTGGTTTAATTCTATTATCCCAATGTTCGCAGAAGTACCGTTTTGCTTCCTCAGGATCAGTGATGTCTTTGTTGAATACCAAGCCTGAACCAATACGTGATTGGACTGGAATCTTCCAAATCCATCCGTGATCTACAGCTGGACATTTAACATAAGGAATACATTCTTTTTCGAAATCTTCGTATGGAACATGTCCAGCTACTGCGGCATTAGTAAACAATCTGCCTTCACCTAGTAATTCTACTCTGTCAGCTTTTTTAAGAATACTAGCAAACCCTGTACAGTCTATAAAAAAGTCAGAATAATGTGTTGAACCGTTTTTTAATTCTAAACTAACAACATTATTTCCTTCTTTGTTAACTTTTACAACATCACTTTTAATTACATTTATATTTTCACCACAAAATCTCTGTAATTCTGTAACTAATTTTCCTGCGTCAATATGATATGCTAAAGTTTCAAAAGCACCCCACATGTCTAATTTATTATTCATGTTTACTTCATATGTAGGTAGTGCGGCAACTTTAAAGTCTTTGTTCTTTTTTGCGGCCCACGTGTCATATGCTGTACAACTTTGGGTAAAATAACTTCTATTCAAATAGAAAGGATGCCATACATTGTTTTCTGGCTTTCTCCAACCAGGAAACTCGATTCCAGACTTGTAAGTAGCATCAATATTTTTAAACCATTGTGGCAAATTTATACCGCATTTTCTTAAAAATGAAGGGAAAGTCAATACTGTAGCTTCTCCAACACCTATAGGATTTCCAACTTCTTTATCAATTACTGTGACAGGTAAATCCCAATGATTATTTTGTATATAAGTTGCCGCTAACCATGCCGCTGAACCACCACCAACGATTGTAATATTTTTAATCTGCTTCATTCTCTAAGTATCCTATTAGGTTAAAGACTGTTTGTAATTTTGTTTGATTTGTTTTACTTTGTAAAGTATTTCTTAAACCAAGATGTAAAGGTTTCGGCCAATTTCCAAAACTAACCCAAGCATATCCGTCATGCTCGTTATTTAGTTTTGGTAAAAACTCTTCACGTACAACAACAAGATATGTGTGAAAATGGAATTTTTCATCTGTGCTAATAAAAGTTTCTAATGGAATAGTTTTAAGTATGTCAGGAAGTTCACCAATTTCTTCTACTATTTCTCTTTGTAATCCCGGCCAAGGCATTTCATTGGGACCATTAGTCCCTCCAACTAGTCCCCAAACATGTTTTTGTTTACTTTGTGTTCTGTGTAGTAGTAAAAATCTCTCAGTATCGAGAGAATAAAATAATGCTCCACTACAAATGATTTCTTGGCTCATATAATTAATTATCTACTTAGTAATGCGCCAAGAGCCGTTTCGGTATTCACCTTCAAACGATAAAATCCATTCTGTACCAGACCATTTATATTGTACACCAGTATTTAAATTTGTTATATAAGGAATTTCATCGTCTGTGTAAGCACTACTATCAAATACTACTGACCAAGAATTACCATCCCATTCTATAATGTCATTTTCACCAGCAACAAAATCAGTGTTGTCAGTGTTTTTCCATGCGTCTGGACCATCATATCCTGCTTTGCCTACGTTTTCACTATCATTTAATTGACCTAAAAGTAACAGTCTTAAACCTGCTACTTTGGTTGTTGAGTTTGGATTATACTTTTGCGGATCAATAATAAAGTCAACACTACCTTGATTTAGTCTTCCAGCAGGAGAAGGTAAATTAGTGTTTGTTGGAATAGTATCTTCGTCCCAATTTATTAGTAACATAGTATTATCTGTAGCATCTATTGTTACACTTCCGTTTACACTTGTACCAACAGTCTCACCAGATAACGTAGTTCGTCGTAGTTGTAATTGTGTAACACCTGCCTGATAAGTTAGTGGTCTGTCGTCAAAATAATCATCCCAATTTTTAATACCAACTTGACCTCTGTATATAAGTTGAGCTTTGTTACCTAATACTTGTAGGTCAAAATCTTCGTGTCTTGTAATTACTCTTTGTAAGTTTAAGCCACCTTTTTCTCTATCTGTTTTTACTCTTAAGTCTTCACTGTCACTGTAAGCGTTTAATTCAGGCATACTATCGCCTAAATTAATAGTTCCTTTACTTTCATCAAAAATACTCATTACTACCGTTGTAATCACACCAAGTTTTTTAACTTTAGCAGGTAAGTTCAAATATATTGGAGTTGTAAAACCCATTTGACAGACGTCTATTTCACTATCAATGCCAACAGGAATAGACCTTGAACTAAAATTTATATTAGTTAGTTCAACAGCAGTCAAACTACTCCAATCTATGTAGTTGTCAGTAGTTTGTATTTCTAGACTTGGATTAAACAACATCAAAATTTGCTCAACAATTTGTAGTTTTTGATCTGTATTAGTACTCCAAATATCAATATTTACGTTAAGAGTATATGGGCTAGGCATAATTCGTTCAACTGTATAATTTTTGCCTTGTGTATTAAGATATTCTTTGTTATTGTTATCGTAAGCACGTTCTCGAATATGTACTTTACTTGTATATGACGAGTCACTTGTCCTTGTTCTATCTTGTTCTAGCCCTGTAATATAGACTGCTATCCTAGGCGCACTAGGAATTTTGTTTTCACTATTGTCTTTGAGAATATGACCAACTTGTCTAGTTAAGTCTCCGTACATAACAGGGACTTGTACAATTTTACCTTCACCATCTTTGTAAGAAAAGTTACTAAACAGTCTTATAAGTTGGGTAATATATCGTCTAACTTGTCCATCATAAAAATGTTGCATTAATTATCTGCCTTGGCCTTAAGTGCTTTACTAACACTTTGACGTTCTTTAACAGCTTCGCCACCAATAGTAGATTCATTTGTGTTATTAATGAATGTACCTTTTTGTGTAAGTCTATCATCTGTATTTGTAAGTGTTTGTCTAACTGAGTCTTCCATTTTTACCCAACGCCTTCCGTCATATCTAAATAATCTATTAGGAAACATATCTACTCTAAGGAAATAGTCACCTTCTTCTTGACTGGTAGGAAAGCCTATTCCGCTACCAAAAACTTCACCATTTGGAGCAATACCATCACCTAACAAGTAACCATTATACCCATTTCTGTCCGGTGTTTGGTTTACTCTACTAGCATCTAAATTACCACTAGCAATACTAGCGTCAATCTCTGTTTGATCAGCTCTTACTAATTCTGTTTCACCATTATCATCCACTTGTAAGGTATAAAAATGGCTTGTTTCATAACCTGATTTAGCCGCATCTGCTTCTGCTTCTTGTAATATAGCATTATTGATCTGCATTTCTCGTTCATATGTAGATAACACATCTCTTAATGTTTGAGTAGCGCCTTCTTCTGCTGGCAAATCTAAAATATCTTTAAATTCTTGTGCGTCTAGTATTTGCTTCATTTTAATTCTATACAAATGTGGGTACCAAGTCGGCGAAAAACCTTCACTTGCTCGGTTGACGTCTTCAACTACATAAAATCTTTTTAAAGCATATGAAAAATCATTTAGAGCATTTTCGTCTTTTAAGTGAGGTAACTCTATAACATCACCAGACATAATTTTACGTCCTAAAGTTTTTACACTATAATTTATAGGAATAGTCATAAAAATAATATCATTTTGTAAAAATAAGCCAAATTGGCTCATATCAAAATCTACATCACTAACATTGTATATGCCACGCATTGTATAAATGTCCGGATCGTACTTACGATCTCTATTTTCCATAAACAACATGTCTTGAATGTTTGTTTCTTTTACAGCATCATAACGAGGTGTTGTTGCTGTGGCATCATCTTCAGATGGATTTTTTGGTCCTAAATACTTATGGACAAAGATATCTGTACCACCGACTGTAAACATTTCAGTGATAGTTTTATCTAGAAAAGCGTAATCTTTTCCCTTTTCGGGTTTGTATAAACTTAGTCTCGGCATAGTAATAGTATTTATCGTTAGCATAAATACATTAGCGGAGAAGATTGTATGGCAACAAATATCCAAACTAAAAAGCAAGAAATTTACAAGTATGTTGAACTAAGTCTCGGCGGAGGTATGATTGACGTTGAGCTAGATCCAGAGCATTACGAAAGTGCCTTGAATACAGCGTTAACAAAATTTAGACAACGTTCAGACAATGGTGTAGAAGAATCTTACATATTTTTACCAACAGTAATCGATCAAAACGATTATGTGTTACCAGCCGAAGTAATGGAAGTAAAGCAAATATTCCGTAGATCAATAGGATCACGCACAGGTGGAGGTGATGGTGGAACATTATTTGAACCGTTCAATCTAGCATACACAAACACTTATTTGTTAGCAAGTTCTAACATGGGCGGATTAGCAACTTATAATGCTTTTGCTGGTTATCAAGAACTTGTTGGAAGAATGTTTGGATCTTTTATTGAATTTAAATGGAATAGATCAAGCAAAAAACTAACAATTTTACAAAGGCCAAGAGCTGAAGAAGATCTTCTTTTGTATTGTTATAACTTTAGACCAGACTTTGAATTACTTGAAGATTATATGGCTATACAATGGATTAAAGATTATACACTTGCTAAATGTAAGTACATACTAGGCGAGGCTAGAGAGAAGTTTGCTACTATTGCTGGACCACAAGGCGGCACTAGTTTAAACGGTCAAAGCCTTAAAGCTGAAGCACAAAGTGAAATGGAAAAACTAGAGTCTGATGTAGCACTAGCAGTTCCAGGCGGTGTAGGATACGCATTCACTATAGGTTAAAAAAACACTTGACAAGCAGACATATTATGTATATAATATAGAGAACTACGAAGAGGAATCTCTATGATTATAGGAATATGCGGACTAATAGGCAGTGGTAAAGGCACTGTAGCTGACCTTTTAGTTGAAGAACATAAATTCGAAAAAATAAGTTTTGCCGACAAACTAAAAGATGCTGTTGCTTTGATGTTTGATTGGGATAGAGATATGCTTGAAGGAGAAACATCTGAAAGCAGATACTGGCGAGAACAACCAGATGAATTTTGGACAAAAGAAACAGGCA